CAGGGCTTTCAAGAAAGGATGCAACCGCTGCATCTGCTTTGCTGAAACAGATTATTGAACAGCGTGACGCTGAATCTGCCAAGCAACCCGCCAATCCGAGTGAGTCGGACGCAGCGGTGAAACTGCTAGAGGCGCTCCAATACCGAGAGTTGCTGAAGGCAATCGCAACCCGATAAAGGAACTATCATGCTTGAAAAAGTCATTGAAAAACTGGATGCAATCGAAGCATCTAACGCTGCAAAACTTGCTGAGACCGCCGAGGCTGTAAAGACTCAAGTTACCGAAGCTGTCCAGGCAGTTAAAGCAGAAACCGAGCAAAAACTTGCCGCTCTTGAGGCAAAGATTGCTGCTCCTTCCATCATCCGCCCAATCCACAAAACTGTTCGTGGCGAGGCAAACCGTCGCTTCCGTGATGTACTAAAAGAGTACATGAAGGGTGGCAATCAGGTTGAGCGCGAAGTAAAGATCTTTGAATCGGTCGATCAGTTCGACGGGTACATTCGTGAAGCATCTGCGCTTACTGGTTCTGGTTACGATGTTGGTGGCCGTACCGCTTACGATCCCGTGTTCGCTGCTAAACGTCTTGCAAACCCGATGATGGATCTTTCCCGCATCGTTGCAACTGACGGTAGCGCCTATCAGTTTCGCGTGAAGCAGGGGAATTCTGGCGCTCAATGGGGGTATACCGTTCAAAATAATGGAGCGGCAACAACTGAAGCAACGTCGATTTGGCAGGTAATCCTCAAAGACTTGAACGCACAGTTCCCAATCCGTACTGCTGCGCTTGATGATATTGACGGTCTTGAGCCCAACGTTGTTGACGACATGCTGATGGAATTCCAGCAGGCAATGGCAACCTCGATGATCCAGAACAACGATCAGAGCGGAACCGGAACCTCGGTATCGACAGGCGGTGCAGATGGTCTGCGCGGTTTGGATCAGTATGCTGGCGCAAATGCAACCTACACGGGCGGCACAGTTTCCACGGCTTCTTTTGGAACCTCTGGAACGGCAACCACCAACGGTCTGCATAATCTAGCAACGTATGACCAGTTAACCACCAACGCAAACACTGTCGGTGCAAATAACATCGCTTACAAAGACGTTGTTAACTTCATCTACAGCTTGCCGCAGCAATATTGGACCCCGACCGCTCGCTTCATGATTAACCCAATCTTGTTGCAGGGCATCCGTGGTTTGGTTGACGATCAGAAGCGCCCCGTTTATATCGACGGTCTAAGCCGTGACGATGGCATCGTTGGCAAGTTGCTTGGGTTTGATGTTGTAGTTAACAAGTACGTTGATAATCCTTCTCAGCCCACAACGGGCGCGGCGGGTACAACGTCTTATTACCCAATGTACTTTGCTGATTTCCAGCAGTTCCATACGATCGTCATGCGTCTGAGCATGGTTCTGCGTCGTTATGACCAGACGCTCCCGGGCTCGATCACGTTCTACGGCGAGACTCGCGCAGCCACATCTGTGCGCGATCCTAACGCTGGTGTACGTTATCGCTCGACTGGCACTGCGGCTTAATTCAAGAGGGCGAAAGCCCTCTCCCTCTATGGAGAGACTATGAGACAGGTAATTTTAGAAGGGCTTAAGCAGGCTCTTCACGAGGGCAAAGCCACGGTGAATTTCGCGGAAGCCTCAGCCCTCACGGGCTCGGGCTCCGGCGTTGGTGGCCGGGTCTATAACGAAAATGTATTTGCAAGCCTGCGCTATTGGAACCCTTTCCGAGTTTACGCTAACCAGACAATGACCGCAGATTCGGATATTCAGTTCACGGTCAAGACTGGTAACGCTGCAAACAGCACAAACCCCTGGGGTTACACGGTAAACGCTAACAGCGGATCTCCCAACATTGCCACAAGCATTTGGCAGCTTCCGATGCGCGTCATCAGCGCTCAGATGCCTATCCGCGCAGCGGCGATGGATGACATCAACGGGTTAGATGCCGCCTTGGCCGAAGATCTTGCAATGGAATTCAGCCAGATTGAAGCCGCGTCAATGGCGATCAATAACGATCAGGCAGGCTCAGTAACAACAAGCACAGGCGCGACCAATGGTCTGCGCGGTCTTAAGATGTACGCGGGTACAGCAGGCTCTACGGCGGCCTATGGAAGCTCAGGAACTGCGATTACTAACGGTATTCATACGCTCAATACAGTCGGCTATGCTCATGCTGGCGGTATTGAGTGGGAAAGCCTTGTTGACGTTGCTAACGCTCTTCCGGGTCAGTTTTGGAGAATGCCTGGGACTGCTTGGATGATGCACCCAACGGCATTACAGACGCTGCGTAAATACACCCACGGCGGCAACTCCTATACGCTTGTTGAAACCGGTGAAGATGGCGAAGGCCCTGGCGTAAACATTATGGGTTGGCCGGTTATTGTTAATCCGTATTTGGACGCTCCCGCTATCGGCGCTTCTCCGATTTATCTTGCAAACTGGCCGCGATTCTTTTGGATTGTTGACCATTCAGAAATGACGTTGCAGCGCATGGAGCAAACGCAGCCTGGGACGATTACGGTGTACGCTGAGAAACGCTTGGTCTCGACTGTGCGTGATGTGACCGCTGGTGTTCGTTTGATCGGAACCTAACATGCCAAGCCAGCTACAAGGTAATTTCGGAGCGGGTTCGAGAAACCCGTTCAACTACTCGAAGGTCATTCAAAGTACCCGAGACCCGGTTACTCAATGGCTGACGTTTGACGAAATCACTAACCAACTTAATTTGTTTCAAGATGAATCACAAGATGATTATCTTGGGCAGTTGGAGTTGGCTACCCGCATGGCAATCGAAGATTATCTAGGTGTTCCGATCTTCAATGTGACGTATCAGGCTTCTTATCTAATCTCGGGTTTGATGGCGGCTCCGGTGTCTTTAGACCTTCCCGAGGTTTCGCAGACCGGCGTGACGATCAACTGGGTAAAGTATTACAACGACCTAAATCCCCCGGTTCTAACGACGATTGCGAGCAGTCAGTATTACTATGACCCGACAGGGAATAAGTTGGTGCTGTTTGAGGTTCCCAACAACGTCAATACTTACATGACCGCTCCGATGCTTTGCCAGTACACCCTACAAGGCAGTGTTATCGGTCAGTATCCCGTGGTTAAGCAAGCGGGATTGATGTTGCTCACGCATTTCTACAATAACCGTTCGGCAATCTCTGAGGCTAAGCAATATCAGCTTCCGTGGGCAATCGACCAGTTGTTGAGACCTTACCGCACTTTGGTGATGTAATGGTTTTACGCGTCGATCAGATTACGATTAACAATCTGTCATTTTCTTTCACCAGTCTTGGCGAACAGACAACGACAGAAACGCCTTGGTTTGTGACGCGAGCAAAAACTAAAGATGTAAACAACCGATTAAGAATTACCGAGCAATATCGACAGTACGATAATTTAATAGAGTTTGTTGTAAATTACACGCCCAACATACGAACGCTTTCAGACGCTCAAGAAGCCTACTCAATCACTTACAGAGAAAAATCTTGGAGGATTGCAGAGGTATACGAGCATAATGATAGGCAGTGGGTAACGCTTACCTGCTACAGAAACGAACCAACAACGGCGGTGTAATGGGTCAGAATTCAGCAGTTACGTATGCTCAAGCGATACAGACTCAATTAACGTCTGTTTGTACGCCCACGCCTGTGTATGCTGTGTTTAACCGTAACTTTGCAACAGAACCGACTTTTGTGGTGTGGCAACTTAGAGATGTGCATCAACCCGTGTATACCGGGCCGCAATCGGTAAAGGGTATTGATACACCAGTGTTTCAGGCTTCCGTATTTGCTCAGCAAATGTCCAACTGTTTTTCTAAGGCTCAACAAATTGTTGACGCTTTACATGGCTATCAAGGAACATTTGGCGCTTTATTTTTCGTGGCAAAAGTAGATGTTGATTGGCTTTTCCACACATACGACAATGACAACAAATTACACCAGATCGTTTTAGACTGCACTTTAGACATTCCTTCGTGAGGTGAAA